CTTTCTAAATATAGTGTTTTTACCGTTTCCTATAAAATCCTGTGAGCTAATTAAACCAATAAAAAAAGCCCCAACAAACAAAAAAAGTTCGTTGAGGCTTACTGTACCGAAGGTGGGAATCGAGACCATATTACTTATTCCTTGATAATCAATTAGTTACAGTATGGACTATACTGTTTTTTACACTAATTTATGTTTCAGATTGTTTCAACTGAAAAAATAAAACGTTGATTTACAGTAACTTATGTTCCTATAAATAAGTTTTTTGTTTCAGATTGTTTCAATCGGGTGTTTTTTAAAAAATTGGCGCATTATTCTCTTCCTCGATTACAAAATTATTTTCTAGTTTTTTTGAGTTTCTTTATTTCTTTTTCGGCTAGCTCCAGCCTTTGATTCATATCGTCTATTTTTTCTTCTAATTTTTTAATGGGATCACCTTTCTTTCCAGGAATTTTTTTGATGGGTTCCTCGCCTTCTCCATACATTATATATTTTAGTGGAAAGTCATCTTCTTTCAACATCACTTGCAAGAATTTTTCCATAGACATGCCTCTTGTCTTATTCTTATAGTGAGTCATCTCTGAATTATTCAGTCCCCATTTGTCAGCTAAATTACTTTGATAGATTCCTAAGCTTTCTACGTATATCCAAAAGCGTTCAATAAACGCTAAATATTCTGGTGAAAACTCCTTTTTTCTTTCTGTATCTTTTTTCATATTGTAAAATTTTATTGTAATTTTCTTTGTATTGTAAACTTTATTGTTTTACATTTGTGAAACAATGTGTTACAAAATTAAAAATTGTTTTCTTATTATGAAAGAAAAATCTACATATAATAAATTAAATATTCCTTATCGTGAAAAGATTGGAATGAATGATTATAAACTTATGGCAGAAATGTCAAGAGAGTTAAAGTTCAATATAGGAAAAGGCTATACTGCTTATACTATTAGAGAATGTTTGAAAAAAAACACAAAGCGCAAAAATCTTCAAATAGAGGAACTCTTTAAAATTTATCTTGAGGCAAAAGAAGATATGCTAAATGATTTTATCCAGAATATAAGAAATCAATATTTAGCACGAAATTTTGTTTCAGCTACAGGTTAATACCACTTTCATTGTTCTCCAGATTTTACATTACATTTTTTACATTACATTTTCACATCTCCTCCTGACGAATAATTCTATTCGTTTATAGCATATCTATTGATGTGAGAAGCCTAAATATTTAAGCATGACGAAAGCTAAAGCTTCAACAACTATCAAGAAGAAATTAGATCAAGATAGATCTAAATCGAAAAAGCCAAAAAAGAAACCTATTAACCAAAAAGAATCTTGTGTTTTTCCCCTTGAGGTTTTCCCTAAACCAGTACAAGAAATTATATTAGCATTTAATGAGGCCTATAATCTACCTATTTCGTTTTTCGGTTTAAGCATGATGACAACATTTGCTGGATCAATTGGAACTGACTTTAGACTCAAAGTAAAAAATGGATATTATGCTCCTCCTATTTTATACTCTGTTCTAGTGGGAGATTCTTCTGTCGGTAAAAGTCCTGTAATGGATCATTGTCTTGCTCCTTTATATAAAAAAGAAGAAGAATATCATAAAGAATATTTAGAGGAAATTGCAATGTGGGATGCGGATATGTCAGGTACAAAAAAGAAACCTTTCAGAAAAGATTTACTAATGGCAGATCTAACGGTTGAGAGTGTCTCAATGGCAATGTCTCGAAATCCTAAAGGTTTGATTGCACACCAAGACGAGTTTGACGGCTTTATGCGATCTATGAATCAATATAGAAAAGGTGCTGACGAGCAGTATTGGCTCAAAAACTGGAATGGAAAAAGGCATAAAGTTAATCGTGCGACCAAAGATACAATCTTTCTAAAGAGAAATTCAGTATCAATTATTGGTGGAATACAGCCAAAATTACTTGCTAATATTTCTGTTGGTGGAAAAATGGATAACGGTTTTTTTGCTCGCTTATTATTTGCCTATCCAGACAAGAAAAAAATGGAATATGATACAGATATTGATGTACCAAAGAAAGTCTTTGAACAATATGAAAAATTTGTAAATCGGTTATATGGATTGAGAAATGAAGTACAAGATAAAATAGAGGTTGAGAATCGAACTACAATAGATGTAAAATTAGGAAAAGAGGCAAAAAAACTCTATAAAAAATGGAATAAGCGTAATGTTGATTTGATAAATGAGGCAAATGCCGATTTCGTTATGTCATTTTATAAAAAATTAGGAGCTTATTGTTATCGTTTTGCTTTGATATTGGAACTACTAGATATTGCTGTACATGAAGAAGAGTTAGACAAAATCAATTTTGAAATAAATAAAATTACATTAGAAAGGGCTATTAAATTGGCAGAATATTTTCGTAAAACCTTTTTTAAGGTTTTAACAAAGATTGAATTTAACTCTCCATTGGATAATATGATGAAATCAAAAGCGGATTGGTACAAAAATTTAAATGAAGAATTTACTACGGCTGAAGCCTGTAAAAAGGGAGAGGAATTTCAAATGAGTGTTAGTACCGTTAAACGCCTTTTAAGGGAAAAGGAGTTATTTGAAAAGGTATCATATGGGCTATATAGCAAGTGCCTATAATATAACCCTTGTTTTGAGCCGTTGGACTTCTTGACCTTCTTGACCTTCTTAGTTGTAATTTGTTGTTAATCAGTTACTTGCGACTTGTCAAGAAGGTCACAAGAGGGTCAAGAAGGTCATTTTTAGTATGCTTTTTGTCCCAAAAAGCAGTTACATATCAATAAACACTATTTAATCCTGTTTTTTCCCATAAAACACCGTTTTTTTGAACCTCTTGGACTTCTTGTGACCCTCTTGTAAGTTCTTAAATGTTTGATTATCAGTTATTTGCAGGCAAGAAGGTCAAGAAGGTCAAGAAGGTCAAGGTGTCAGAAAAGTATATATATATGCCCCCTACATACAAATACAGCTTAGACCGTTCTTCTAAGAAATCCCACTGCCCTAATTGTAACCAAAAGCGAATGGTTCAGTACAAAAATAATGAGACAGAAGAATACTTACATGAGCAGGTTGGAAAATGTGATCGAGAAAATAACTGTGGGTATCACTATGGGCCTAAAGACTACTTTCGGGACAACCCTTCTTTTGACCAGTTCAAAAATTCGCTGTTGCCAATGTATCAGAATAGACAAATTAAAAAAACTCCTATATCCTATACAGATCCTGGTATTGTGAAATATACTTTTGACAACTATGAATATAACAACTTTTATAAATATTTGCTTTTGCTCTTTGGTGAACAGATTACCAAAAAGCTTTTTAATCGGTTTCGCATCGGCACAAGTAGCCATATTTACCTGTGGAATGAGGAACATAGACCCTATCTTAGAATAAGTGAAAAGTGGCTAAATGCCACGGTGTTTTGGCAGGTCGATCAGCACTTAAAAATAAGAGGTGGGAAAGTGATGGTCTACAATGCAGTTACAGGTAAAAGATTAAAGGAAAAAGGGCGACCTTTTATCAATTGGATGCACGAGAAAGGAAAATACAATTTAGCCCAATGTCTCTTTGGTATACATCAAATTCGCAATGCTCCAAAAACACAGGAAATCGCTATCGTAGAATCTGAAAAAACGGCTGTGATTATGTCGGCTCTTTACCCTGAATATATTTGGATGGCGACGGGTGCGCTTAATGGAATCAACCACAAAAAGTTTGAGCCACTAATGGGCTACCCTATTGTACTGTATCCTGATTTGGGAAAACCTGACAAAAGAGGGCGAACTCCTTACCAGTTATGGGAAATGAAGGGCTATGACCTTGATCTTATTGGTCACAACTGTTCCTTGTCTTATATCTTAGAAGAGGTCAAAACGCCTGAACGAATCGAACAGGGATGGGATTTGCTTGACCTGTGCTTATATCAAGACAACGAAGGTACTGCCATCAATGAAGATGGTGAGCTTATTATTTTACAATCAAATTTTTAATATGACTACAGATGCAAAAATTAGAGAGGCGGTAAAAGCCCACCGTCCAACAACTAAGGTGCAGCAGCTAAAAGAATTGGTTGTTGAGATGAAAATGCGAATACGTGTATATTCTAATAAGGTCGAAAAAAAACAAATGACAATTCAACAAGCTGCTTATAAAATTAAGTGTTTTGTTGATTTGCATAGTGAACTAAAAAACGAAATCGAAACTAATAAACAAACAACATTATTTCAATCATTCAATAACTCCGAAAATTTATAAAAATGAACAATAAAACCTACAAAGTAGAGATTGAAAACTACGAGAAGTGGTTAGTTAAGAACCACACGACATACTATGGTTGTTTATATCTGGCTTGGACTATACAAGCTATTCTATTTATTATTTGTCTGGTGGTCTGGTGGTGGTTTGACTCTAAATTTGCTATGAAATTTTTAATCGTTCCTCCTGTCTTAGCTCTCCTATCGTGGGGAATTGATAAGTTTCTTTATTACAGCTATTATATGAATAAGTATATCAATGACCCTAATAAACCTTATTCTCACTTAAAAAATCGTTGGAACTAATTTAATAACCTAAAAACAAAATAATATATGGAATCAAGATATAATGATCCTAATAAGGACATGGAACAAGTAATTGTTACCAGAAAACAAATTATACTTCTACTTGAAATCAGAAATCAGAAAGTTGCTTGTAAAAGAACATTGTTAAATGTACTTGAAAAATATGACTTTTTAGAATCAACGATTCGTTCAAACTTTCGCTATTTCCATTATCATGGAATGCTTGATAGACAAATCAATTATTATGGAAGTGATGATGTGAATGAAAAAATGGAAATGTGGTATTTCTTGACTGAAAAAGGTAAAGAATGGTTGAAGATGAATGATTTGATTTTCAATAATTATTATAAGAAGAAAACTAAGAAAATTCGTAAATCTAAAAGGAGAAAAAATGTTGCACGGTAATAAATCTGACTACTTTAGAAAGGTTTGTGATATGTACTTCGATGAATTTCTGAGGATGGATCATTTCTATGATTCACCTCAACCCAATGATAAGCCCGTCATTGTTTCTCGGGTAACTGTGGATGAAGCGGAAACTTTTTTGAAACGCAAAGAACAGATTATTGAAGATATTGAATTTGAAGAGTTATGAGTCTTTTTAATATAATATGGCGTTATTCACTAGGAGAAATCACATTAGAAGAAGCCAATCAATTATTTACAAAATTAGATTATAGTTTTACTAAAAACCAAACAATGAATTCTATAAAAAAACAAAAAAGACATCAACTAAAAATAAAACAAGTTGATGCACAAAGATATTACGGTGGTATAAAACCATTTGTTATTTGTGAGAATCTTGATTATGAGATTGGAGATATTATTGAGTTCACTATCATAGAAATGAAGGCACGTTATGAAAGAAAAATCATTTATATAGAGAAAGATGTACCTGGATTAAAAGATGGTTATTGTATCATCACTTTATCAGGTTATGAATATATTTTATGAAACTTAAAAATAAACCAAATGTTTAAAACCAAAAAACACCATCAAATACCAGACAAATTAGCGGTGATCGCCATTACTAAAGTCTTGAAAAAAAAGAAGGAAACATCTATACTCGTTTTGCTGAGTAAAGCTAACAAACAACTTCGCAACATCGGAATAGCTGCAAAATATACAGGGTATCCTGAATTGTATACAGCAATAGATGTATTGTCTCAAAAAGGAGAGATAAGAAGAACTTATAATAACAATTATCTATTAAATTAAGAGATATGAATGTAAAACAAGTAATTGAACAGTTACAAACGCTCCCTAAAGATGCTAATGTCTTTTATGTATGGGACAGTGAACCTCGATCAGAGGTTGAAGAAATCTATGTTGCCCAAAGTGGTAAGGTGATTTTGAAAACAGAAGATGATGTCGTCTATAATGAAAATGAAAAGCCTACTTCAGTTCTTTCTGGTTCTCAAGAAACTAAAGACCAAAATCGCCAAAAGTAAATAACACATAATGAATAAATGTATCTGCTGTATGGAGCGTAGCGAAATATAGACAGATACATTTATTCATTATGTAATTATATTAAAATCAAAAACATGGATAAAATAAACATAGGAGGTCGGGAATATGTAAAAATATATAGACCAAAAAACATATTCATATTAAGAGAACATGGAATGAAAGAGATTCATCCGTTTCATATAAAAGATGTTGATAGCATAAAGATTGCTTCTGCTATAAAAAAGGAGGACGATTTGGCATATTTAGTTTATAGAGATGTAGAAATTTTTGTAAAAAATGAAGATTATGCCTATTATAAAAAAACTCTGGAAAACATCTTAAATGAATTTGCTACAATTTCCAGATACAACGAAGGGCATAAATGCTAATGAATAGGTGTATGTGTCTGCTTCTGCCAGGCTTTGTGTTTGGCAGTAGCATATACATAATATTAGCGTTTTGTATTTTTTAATAACTAAATTTTTTTACATGAGTGTTAATTTATATTTAGATACTAGCAAAAAAAGACCGAATACTGTTGGACTCGTTAATTTATGTATTTATCAAAATAATGAAAGAATAAAGATTTCAACAAAGGTATATCCTAAAGACTGGGATGAAAAATCCAAGTTACCAGTTAATGAAATCCAAAAAATGCAATTAATTCAAATTCATATACAAGCAACAAAGTTAGTTGAAGGTGTTAATGTTTCTGGTTCAAACAAGTCTCTAATTACAGAACAATTAAAGAATATAATAGAGGGGAATGACTTTTCTTTTCCTCAGCAGGAAACAAGTAATACAAACATTATAGGAATTTACAAGCTATTTAATGAAGTGGGTAAAGTTGTATATGTTGGGCAATCTATTAATGTTTTGGGTAGAATAGGCAGACACGTACAAGAAAAGACTAAAACTTTTTCTTCATATAAGGTTATAGAGTGTGAAGTATCAGAATTAAATGTTATAGAGCGTGTCGTAATTGATTTATACAAACCAATATTCAATAAACGCTAATGACCAAATAAACACAATTAACGAATATTACCAAAAAAAAGTTATTAACTAACATTTCACAATACGAAAATAATTTGTATCTTTAAACGTAAATGTTTTTCATAATAGTTTTGGTTAAGGTAATTAATCCTGGTCTCCCAAAAGATCAGGATTTTTTTGTATATTTTGATATGTGGCTGATATTCAGTATATTTGTTACGAAAATGTAATGTGCCAAGAGAATCAAAATTTACGTTTTGACGCTCTTGGCTTTTCTATTTGTTATTTGAAAAAAAAGGTCAATACTTCTGTATTGGCTTTTTTCGTATTGTGAAATCAGTTAAATCATTTGTTAAATATTTTATATTTTAAAATGTATTTATTAATTTCACGTCATTAGCGACCAACTAATATATACTTTTCAATAAAGGATTCATTCCTTAAATTTTGCGATGTTTACAATAAAGTACAGGGCGTAGAACTCCTCTCCTCACCTGCCTTTATTGTAGCAAGTGTATATAGTTTGGTCGCTATATAGAGGTAGTTCTACTAACCCTGTACCCTTTTTTTATCATCGGAAACAGATAGACACAACTGATTTAGTCCAAAACTTTTGCCAAGATTCTAAGTGCTTGACACTCAACATATATACAATCTATAGAATCTTTAGTTTTGGGCAGAAAATAGAACTTTTTCTTAATTCTGTAATCTTCCCACATTGGGAATAAACTAAAGACCATGCCAGACCAAACTACATTGGCTAATCTTACAGGTAAAGCATCTTTTCGATACTTGGACCCTGATAAGAGCCTAAAAGAAAACATTGAAGAAATCGGAGTTAAAAATCTTGATAAAATTGTTAGAAACTTGGATGTTTCTTCTCATAAAATTGTGAAGAAGGAAGAGGAATTGGCGGCTGCGGACGAAGCAGCTTGGGAAGTCGGTATCAATGCAGATCTATTAGAGGTTATTACTTTAATGTTTAAGTGAAATGAAAAAAGCCCCATTTACAAACTTGTAAATGGGGCTTTTTTAGTTTCTTTTAGTTGATTTTTTTATAAAAAAAGCTAAAATCACCTTCTTCATAGTAAATCTCTAAATCAGTCTCTGTTAATTCCGCTATAAGCCAGAATCCCCACTTACCTAAGAGGGCTTCTTGACAGGCTTCTAACTCTTTTTGTTCTTTGTTACAGCCTACAGATATACATAATAAAATCAATAAAAATATCTTTTTCATAATAATATACTTTTGATGAATGAATGATGTAAATATAAGGATTTTTTTGCAAAGGTAAAAACCTCCCAACATAGACCCGATAGTAGTGGTATGGTGGGAATGTATCCACCATAAGAACGGATAGCGGGACCATGCGCCACGACGAAGCTCCCACCCTTCTCTCCTTAAATATATTTTTTTGTATATTTATGCTTTATTTAACTAACCTCATTTATTATGAATAAAAGAAAATTAAAGATTGCAGGAATAGTGTTCTTATTGTTATTTGGTATAGCATATATAGGCAATTTGAACCATGAAAAACAAGAAAAGGAAAGAATTGCAAAGGAAAAAGTAGACGCAGAAAATAAAAAAATAGAAGATGAACGAATCAGATTAGAAACAGAAAAAAGTAGATTAGCGATTCAAGCAAAAAAAGATAGCTCGCAAGTATATTTTGATACAGCAACGAAAAATTCTGAAAGAAAAAGATACAAACAAGCATTAGTAGGTTTAGATAGTGCGCTTTTAATATATCCTGAAAACTATGAAGCTCAATTGAAAAAGGGAATTGTTTTGAAAAAAATGGGAAAATATCAAGAGTCAATTAGAGAATTAGATGCTTTAAGTAACATAACAGGTCAGTTCAAGAGCGATATTTATTTAATAAAAGGACAATGCCTTTTGAAACTAAAAAAGAAAGAAGATGCTATTGTTCAAGTTTTTGAAGCTGCTGAATTGGATAATGAAGAAGCAAAAAAACTATACGACAAGATAAATCCAATAATAAAAGACATTATTGGCTATCAAAGAAGATGCTGTGATGGAACGACTAGCGATTCAGAAGGACGAGGAACTTGTTCTAGGCATGGCGGTGTTTGCAAATGGAATGAACCGATTTATAATGAGAGAAGAAAATATCGAATAACAAAAAAATAAAAAAAATCCCGTTCCTAACCAGAACGGGATTTTTGTTTAAGACAAACAAAGTTTCACAAAATTAAAACACTCCTCTTTTGATTTTTCAAAAAATTTGTGATACCTTTGAAGCGTCACTCTAAGAGAGTTGAGTAATCATCAATTCTCTACTATTTATATTTTATTGGATAATTACACCTTTTTGGGTGTTTGTATATAGCCGACAATTCTTGACGGTTTTCATATCCCACCAGATATGATTGCTAACTTTCTCTTAGAGTGACATTTAAGGAAAGCCGTCTTGTGATTGTCGGTTTTTCTATGTCATTTTGTCACCTAAAAAGTTATCCTATGAAAGCTTATGTATCTGAAATTGGGGATAGTATTGTCATTAAATTGTGGATAGATTCCCTTACCTGTATCAAAACGGTCTTATACTCACACCTTGATCCAAAGACCAATACACAAAAACATCATATTATTTCGGAGAAGTACACTGGAGTCTCCGACGATGAAGGTACAGAGATGGGAATATTGGAATTGGTCAATTATACCAAACCTCTCAAGAACGTTTCCCCTGCTTACAACACCTATTTGATTTTTATTCAATTTCTCGCAAAAATAAAATTCGATTCAATGCCAAAATATGGCGAAAAAGGATTGATGAAAAACGAAAATGTAAAGTTGTCAGAAAGAGTAGCGGAGGGGCGAACAACAGCCCCTCCCCTATCTCTCCCCTCAACCGAAAAAAAGGAGTATATTTCTCATTTACTTAAATTTAAAGAAAGATGTCTCAATATTTTTTCAAGTATCAAGGCGTTTGTATAGACGAAGAGAAGGCGTATTTTCCCTCATTGAACAGTTTGTTCAATACCTTGTCTTTTAATAAAAAGATGCGAAAAAGCGTATATAATCGTATGTGTAATAGAGAGCTTGTTGGCTATCGAGAGGGAACGAATCGAAAGGTTCTTATGTATAAGAAAAACGATTGGAGCGATAAATTAAGACAACATAAAATTGAGCGAAAATATTTCTATACAATAAATTTCCAATAGGAGAGAACGGTGGGGAGCTTCGTCGCAATGCATGGGCCCGCTATCCGTTCTTATGGTGGCTTATGTTGAGACACACGGCCGTGTGTCTCAACCGCCACCATACCACTACTATCGGGTCTATCTTAGAAGGATAGAACCTATTTCAAAAAACCAAAAATCAGAAATTATGTCATTAACGAAAAGTCAAGAAAAAATTGTTAAAAACGAATTTGACAAAATCTTAGCAGATACAGATCCAAAACGGCTGTATGAATTATTAAGAAACATGTCCGTTACACTTTTAGACGAAGATCCAATAGGACGAGAAGAGTTGAAGTTTTTAGAAAAACTAAAAGGACTATTCTTTAAATTGGGGAATAGAGTAGGGGAGTAGCAAGAAACCATTTTTTTAATTCAAAATTACAAGTATGAAAGATGTTAAAAAGCCTCTGGTTGTGAGAAAAGTCATGAGAGAAACAACTGGAGAGGAATTTGTAGAAGTAACAGAATTAGGATTAGAGATTCATCATTTGAAAAAAGAAACTATTAAAACTATAACGAAAGATATTCCTATTATTAATATTTACTCAAAAGACTTAAAATTAATTATTAAATCACCTAACGAAATAAATTAAAATTATGAACACATTTTTCTTATCAATCACAAATGGACCAATTTTCGATATTCCAAACATATCCAAAATGATTAATCGAACAGTTGGCTCACCACAGATTCCTTTTAGTGTAGACAATTATAATAAATTGCAAGAAGTAGGAACACATGAATTAGTATTAGAGACTGTCTTAGGCGATGCCATTTCTCCATTTTCATTAGAGGTCGAGGTGAAGGAAAGCAAAGGAAATGAGATTTTAGTTTTATGGGATGTACTCAATGATGAAAAACATTTTATTTTTGATCGCATTTACATTCCAGAAGCCACCGATATAGAAATGATAGAAAAGGAAACACTGGACTACTTTTTTAAACTATGGGGAGATGCAGTGGTTTTGAATTTCGACAAGGAAACAAAAAGATTATATGTTGAAACAGAATCGCCAAGTATTTTCTTTTAGTGAAACAAAATAATTAACTATTCGTAAATGAAATTGTAAGCAGCTAATTGAGAATAGCGAGTATAAAGCCACCATTTCCCTCCAAATGGTGGCTTTTTTTATTTATTTTTTTCACAATACGAAGAAAAAGTTTATCTTTGTTGAGAAAGTTCGTCTATATTTATCTATTCTATGAGAAGCTATAAGTGGTTTGCTTATAGCTTCTTTTCCAACAAACTAATTTAGAAAAACAAGTTCTTTTATTTTTTCACATTTAAAAGTACATGTTTTATGAAGAATGTAAATGCACTCGTAAGAGCTTTGACTTTAGGAATGAAGCACCAAGAAAATGCAGCAGTTACAAGCCTTGAAATTCAGCAATTGAGTCTTGAATTTGTAGAAGCTAACAAAGAAGAGATTGTTCCTAAAAATATGATTGTTGCTGTCTCCGACGAATTGTTCTTAGTCTCAATCAATGACGAAAGCCAGATTGAAAAAATGACACCAATCGGCGCCAATACCGTTTCTTTGATTGCAATTGAAGAGTGCGCTGATAATGGTTACAAAGCAATCGGAAAAGGCAGCTTTTCAGCGAGTGACAAAATTGAACCTACCTACGGGGCAACTGCTAATGATGGAGAAGATGACACACCTAAAGAGGAGAACACTGCTACTGATCTTGAGAATGGGGGAGAAGAGGCTGCTGGGAATAATGGGAACGAAGGGGAAGATGCTCTCGCCGAAGAAAATGCGGAGAAAACTACCTCCACATAGAGAGTATCTTATACGTGTTGAAGCTCATGGTCGTAAGACTGTGGGCTTTTTTTTTTATTTAAAATATATCAATTATGAATTTGAAGAAATTATCAAGAGGAATCTTAATGTTGTTGTTATTGACCACTTGTATTTTTTGTTCGATGTTTTCACAAGAATGTTGTGATTTGGAACGCCAATTGGAACGCCACGCCAACGGTGCAAAATTGGAAAAAACGAAACGAGTTGATATAGATTATCAAAAACGAACGATTCCGCTTGTCTTCCATATCGTCACAAAGAGCTGCGAGACTGACAAAGTAGAACGTGAACAAATCGAAAGAGCCGTACAAGATTTGAATGCAGATTTTAGTGCGACGAATGAAGACCGTTTGATTGAGGGCAATATGTTTTTTGAAGATCAGGTCTCTATGGACATGGATTTTCAGATAGCGGACTACGACGAAGTAGGAAATCGAATAACAGGTGTATTTTACTATGAGCGTCCTGTTGGTTATAGTTTGGGCGATTTACAAAAAGAAGCGTTTTTTGATCGAAGTAAGTATTTGAATGTGTGGGTCGTCGATGCAATTAACGGAGCAAGTGGCTATGCGTTTTATCCAGAGCTGGTTGATTCTCCTAATTCAACTTATAAAGATGGTATTGTTATTGCAAAAGGTTATTTAGGCAAAACAGGTTTGGCTCTGGATACCAATAGAGAACATATACTTGCACATGAGGTAGGGCATTGGTTAGGATTAGCCCATGCCTGGGGCGATGATCGAAGCGATGGACGTTTGGAATATAGAACTGTAGGCGATAGGGCTAATTGTAAATTTGATGATGGCATTGCGGACACACCCAATACTATCGGGGCTAATGCAATCGTTTTGCCAATAGATGCAGAAGGAAGTGATTTTGAAAGCGGTTGCAGTGGCCCTGGTAATATCTACAACGTCATGGACTATGGTGCCGAAATTATGTTCACGCCTGGACAAAGAGAAAAAGCCTACCAAACGCTTAGTTCTGATGTAGCAGGACGCAATAAAATAGGTGTTGAAAATGAGATGATTTTTGAAACTGAATTAGACAATGCAATCAAGGCGCAATTAGTTAGTACCTCTGTCTTTTTTGTAGAAGGCTTTCAAAATGATGGACGAATCAATACACCATTAGAGATTGAGTTAATAGGCTGTGATAGCCGTTTTAAGGCTCGTATTTTACCAAGTGATTATGTGGTCAGGAATTTGCCAAAGGGCTTAAATATGCGTATAAGACGCACCGCAGCAAATAGGGTAGAGCTTCGTTGTGTAGGAAAAGCAGAAATGCACGAAAAACAGAACAATATTAAGAATATTTCAATCGAATTTTTTTCAAGTGCTTTTGAAGGATTAGTTCCAACTAAAAAGAATATAGTAGGACTTGGCATTTTATTTATCAATGAATATGAAATAAAATATCAGCGATACATAGGTAAGCAAGGGAGCAAAATGGAGTTTCTAACATTGCAATATAAACAAGGACGTTGGAAAGGAATCTTCTTAGAAGATTTAGGATGGTTTGGCGTTGTTGGTGGAAAGGAAAATTCTTTCATTTTTTATACAGAGCTAAATGAGGAAGTATTTGTCTTATGCGAGGAAAACAGCCAAAAGATCAAAAAACTATCTTCAGGGAAACCTGATAGGGGACAGTTTCAAAAAGTTGGCGGTGGATTGTCTGGGAAAAAAGTATTCTTTGATCGAGGGGAATGGAAAAACAAAAGCGGTTACATCTATGTGAAAATTGCAAGTTGTAACGGTGTGGATCGGTTCGCTTGGTTTCATTTTGGCTTTGATAAAAACTTCACTGAAATCAGTATTTACGAAGCAGGATATAATAGTGATTATACAAAACCAATACCAATTGGTTATCGAGGGGAATGGAATGATTATGAAGTTGAGCGAACGGATATATTATACGTTAAACGTATCAAAATTCGGAATACAGAAATCAAATTAAAAGAGGGGGGTGTTCATCGAAGCGATGAAGAGTTTTCACTTCGTAAAGGCATTCGTTATGATATGGTTTTAGAACAAAAAAGCAGAACCAAAACAACCTGGTTCATTTGGATAGACTTGAATCATAATGGTTTTTATGGAGATCCGGGAGAATTGGTTTATATTTCCTCTGAATCAGGACGAAAATTAAAAGATAGGCTTCTTTTAGATGTAGAACGAGGTCGTTATGATATTTTAATCACGTCTAATCGTGGATATAAATCACATCCACAACAAACATGGCGAGAGGGGGGAATGGTTGAGGCGAAAGTTTTGATAAGGTAAAAAAATAGCTCACAGTCAATGGGTTTTAATCGAACCATCTTGGAATTGAAATGTTGCTTCATCTGTTTCGTCCTGTAAAATTTTTGAAGTTTTAATCGAACCATCTTGGAATTGAAATATAGGAGACAACGGTTTAACGCTCCGTAGTTACGCAGTTTTAATCGAACCATCTTGGAATTGAAATCCTATTGACTGTGGGCTTTTTTTATGTCTATTTAGGAATCTCTATAATAAGTTCTTTTTTTGTATTGATACCAGAATAACGAGTGAAGTTATAGCTGAAAAGAAAAATATCTTCTTCCTGATTTTTGATACATCCTTTTAGCATGACTTCAAAAACGCCACATCTTTTATAAGTTCTTACATTCTTTTTGATGAAAGAGTCTATATTGCTTTTTAAGATGATTAGATTGTTTTTGTCAAGTTCTTTGAGGATGTGGCTTTTTATGACATCGGCTTCATTGTGTATATTGAGTGGATAAACGGAAACGTCATTTGCTGGGATTTGAGAAAAACAGAAATATGGTGGGATAGCATGATTGCTTTGAAAAGTAATTTCCAATCCTGTTTTAAATTTGATATAATCATCGAAAAAAAGATACTTAAATGGTCGCTCAAGTAAATGTGTTAGATATTTCTCTTTAGGCTTCTTTCCTCCTTCCTCCTTCCTCCTTTCTAATTCATCTCTGATTAAAGTACAAGCTTCATAATCTTCTTCTAATTCGCTTTCGATTAAGATTACTTGTAAATCAGTTGTAGGAATCTCCTGAAATTCTTCTTTTAAATTCATATTAAAAGTATTTTTCTAAAATGTGATCGCCAGCGAATCGCATGCGGTCTTTGATTGATTCGTCGTAGAGTCCGTTTTTTACGAAATCGACCAGAGCTTTGTGTTCGCTCCCTGTAAGATTAGGTAAATTTAGTGTCTTTTGGTGGGCTTTGATTCCACCGCTAAACGTCGTGTACTCTCCCTCCCAAAAAAGAAACTTTGCATCTTTTAAATTATACAACTGAAGTGTTCTTACTTCCCATAAATCTTCAGGGTTTTTAGTGAATCCAGATCTACCAGGTACCCCTTCATATGGTTTTTTTGTAGTCTTTTGGGCAAATGTATCGGAGGTTAAGGCTGGTCCATAATGACAGCTATTACATTGCGCCTTTCCAAAGAAAATTGTAGCTCCTTTTATCTGAAGATTAGTCATGGCATTTAAATCTCCTTTCAAGAATCGTTGGTATGGAGCATTGTAAGGTATATTATCGGTACTTTTCTCCCAGGTAGCGATAGCATCACCTACAATGAATTCGTCTATAATAGGCACTCCATAGACCTCCTCACAGGATTTATTTATCAATGGGTTGTTACGACAAGCATCAATATCAAAAGTACGGTGTACCTTTACACCGACTATACTCTGGGTATTTGTACCATCCCCTTGTAAGAAATTCACTTCATGCTTGGCTAAAATAGAATCGGGAAGATCCGCATTTCGACCTCCATAGCCCATTGATCCATCATGTAGAACAATTTTATTGTAGCCCGAATTTAGTTGTGATTTCGTAGCCACAGGTTGAATATCGAATTCCGTCGCCAAAGAATCTTTGACCCTTTCAGGCCCATTTCCTATTCCACCAAAGCCAATAGCAGGATTAATATGTGGGAAACCCGAAAAATCGGGATTGTGGCATAACCCACAATTCGTTTCACCATCATAGAATAAAACTTTGCCTAAATCTATTTTGTGGAGTAATTTGTCATTATCAACTGGATAGTTTCCATTAAAAACTACTTGGTCATTAGAAGATGGTAGAATGGCGTTTTCAGCACCACCTTGAATCTGTAGGATGAACTGTCTGATTTCTTCCTTTTCCTGGACTCCTATTGGGGTTTGTCCAAGTAAGATACTTGGAATTAAGAGTAACAAAAGTAAATATAAATGCTGCATATTGACGTTTTACGACTTTTTACAATAAAAAGATTGTTTTCTACGTAAAAGTAAAATATTTTCAGGATAAGTAAAAATTGAAGCTATGTTCAAGAGGTACAGTAATAAAATTGTTATGCCAATTAGACCCATTATAAAAGGCTATTTGATGAGCCGTTTTGGAAAAGAATTAGAGGTTAGAAGTAATACAGAAATGTGGTATTACCTACAACAAACATATACTATGAATGTCATAGGGAAAGAGCCGTTATTACAAAAACAGGATCGAGTCATCTTGGTTGTAGGGAAAAAGGACTATGAGTATTTGAAAAAAAATCCCGATGCTGTTTTTGTTATTGCAGAGCTATTATATAGAACTTTCATTTCTGAAATGACAGGATATGTTGTTGGGCAAAGAGAAATGGGCGCAGAATTATTGCAAAGTTTGGAACGGTTTTATGATCGATATGATTTAGATGAGGAAATATTTTCCTATGAAGGAGCTGTTACAGCGATGCGATTAGTGGCCAGATTCAAACCCTCCACTTTAGATTCCAACTGAAACAAGTTAGGTTTGTCACCATAAAACAATAACCTAAAAATCATTGTAAGTGACAAAACAACTTACACCATAAAACAATAACCTAAAAATCATTGTAAGTGACAAAACAACTTATACAAATCAAAGTTTTTTTTCTTAGTCTGTTTTTACTTTTAGTTGGTGTTGTAGCCAATGCCCAATGTTGTAAAAATCAGGATTGTCTTAAAATTGAATGTGGTAATTTATACTGGGAAGATGCTGAAGGGAATGCAGGTTGTGGTAAAGGCATCGTAGAAGTAGAAAATTTAGTCCCTCCAATTACTTTTATAGACTCAACACAGTTAGATACGACGGATGCCTTCGTTTGTGTCAATATTGTTGTTTATGATGGATTATTACATACTACCGATTCTATCCTAATAGAGGAACATAATGGCAGTGTAACTATTGAAGATTTTACAGACGATGTGAAATTGACCAATGATTTAATCATTGAATACGAAATCAAAACCAAAAATTGCTCAGGCAAAAAGTGCGCTTTTGGCATTAATCATATTTGTTCTCCTTGTCAGGATGTTGTCTGTGAAGACGGACTAATCTGTGAAGATGGAGCGTGTATAGAGCCACCAGATCCCTGTGAGAACATTACTTGCGAAGAAGGTCTAATCTGCGAAGAAGGCGAGTGTATAGAGCCACCAGATCCCTGTGAGAAAATTACTTGTGAAGAAGGTCTAATCTGTGAAGATGGAGAGTGTATTACACAAGAAGCAATGTTAGAATTGCTAAAACTTGCAACAACAACAACTACTACTGAAGCAGGAACACCTGCATATTCAGATGGTGTACAAATTCTTTATACGTTGATTGTCTGTAATACTGGAGATGTAACAACAACAAATGTGACAGTATTTGATGATATGCCAGCGTTTGTTACTTATCTGTCTGATGACGGAGACTATGACGGAGCAACAGGTCTTTGGACAGTTGGAGACTTAGCTGTTGGCGAATGTGACACACTCAATATAAATGTGATTCCTGATAGTCCCGACATACTAGCTGATATTAAGAATACAGCTACAGCCAATAGTGACCAAACAGATCAAGTTACTGCGGAGAATATCTTACCAGAAGAGCCTTGTACCAATTGTCATGGTATCAGAACCTTTGAAAATACTACAAACTACACAACAGGAAATCCTACAAATTTTACAGGCGAAGCTCCTCCCATCGCTGGGGGATTCAATGATGGACAAAATGTAACAACGGCCTGGATGAGTCCGCTTGGTGGGCAAGGATGGACGCTTCGTAATGGACGTGTCTATGAGATATATTATATCATTTACTGTGGAGATACTTGCTCTCTGGATACTCCTGTAGTGTTCAGGGGTGAACGAGGTGGATTTACTAATGACATGGTTGCTGCTCTTAATACTGTAACAGGTGAAAATTGGAATTTTGGCTTTTCTGTACTAGGCCCTGCACAAAACTTTGACCCAAACGGATTTCAAGCACACAATTATTTTGCAACAAATTGCGAATGCGGACTTGATGGATTTGGTTTTCGTCAAGTGGACTTTTCTGATAGAACAATTGATGTTACCGTAAAGCTACAAGAGATTCAACTTTGTGAAGAATCTCCTGGGCCAGCTACTCCTCCAGAAATTTGTGATAGTGAATGTGATTGCTCGACCTTTGAGCTTATCAATCATAGCGAAGAAAATCAGCCTGTAATTGAGCCGACCTTGAATTGTGGTAATGAATATCATCTTATTCCGCCTGAATGTAGTGGTGGAGTTACTTCTTATTCTATAACAAATGGTACTATAACTATTGATGGAACAATTACAAATGACAGAGGTATATTGACTATTCCAAAGACAGTAGATTCTGGAGGTTATAATTTGACATTCAATATTGAGGGCTGTGGTGATTTTATTTATAAAGTATCTGTGAAGTGTTGAAAAGTACCCCAAAATAAATTCCTATGAGTTTTATAGAAGTAGAAACACTAAATGGTAAAATAAAGGTACAGGAAGGAGTTCTCAATATTGTTGAAAATGCTGCTAACAAAAGCATGACAATAGAGATTGAAGGATATTTTCATCGTTGGGGAGTTAGTGCAAAAGATATAAAAAGAAGGGTTAAAAACTTTAATCCTACGAATATTCAAATAAATGTGTCAGGTAGTTTAGGAGGTAGTGTTAATGAATCAACCTTAATAGGAGATTATTTAGCAGAACATAGAGCTTCGATAGATATAAAGTATTCAGGATACAATGCGTCGGCAGCAACACACCTTGTTTTTTGTACTACAAAAGATCGTGTCAAAATTTCAAAATCAAGTTATTTCTTGATTCACAATCCTATAATGGGAACAAATGGAGACAAGACAGCACACAAAAGTTCATATCAACATCTTCTTGAATTAGAAGATCGTTTAGAAAATGAGTATTCACGAATATCGTCATTGACAAAACAAGAAGTTTCTGATTTGATGGATGAAAATCGCTGGATGTCTGCAAAAGAAGTTGTAGAGAAAAAGTTCATAGAAAACCTATATGACCCTTTAAAAGAAGGTTCACAAAATTCTATTGATTTAGTTCCTTCTAATGAATTCTTAGAAGAAATAGGTTTACCTCAAATCACAACAAATATGATTCCAGATAATGGATCAAAATTAGCTGCACATCTAAACAAGTTAATATCAGCAAAAGAAACTGATAAGATGAAAAGAGCTGATATTGTTGCAGGAATGGCACAAGCAGCAGGAATATCTACAGGAACGGTAAACCAAATTTTACAAGCAAAAATCAATTGTCCTCCTATTAATCGCTTAGAAGGATTTGCAAAATATTTCAAAGTAAGTCGTAAATCAATCGTAGATATAGCTAATCAAGATGGCTGTAAATATGATGCAAAAAACAATTTGATGTCTGAACAAAAAAATGAACAAAGTTTTTACAAAATGGTTAAGAACTTCTTTAAGGGAGAAGAAGAACAAGATAATTCAGATCCAAAAGAAAAAGTAAAAACACAAGAAGAAAAAGACAACAGCCAAATACAAAATTTACAAAATCAATTTGATTCATTTAAATTGAAAACAGATACGGAAATTTTAAACTTAAAGGAAAAAATTGAGATTAAAAACAAACGTATCAAAGAATTAGAAGAAGACCCAGCCGACGAACACACACCAGCAGGAGGTGGAGATCCTGAAAATCAAGAATTGGATACAGAGGAAGAAGGTACTATCTATCAAACCTTATTGGATACACCTGATAAAGAATTAGACATAGTTGATTTGAAAGCTAAAAATATACTTAAAAGTAAAGAGCTTGCAAAAGAAGCAGGATTGTAATAAGAAGTAGTCCAAAAGAAATCTATTGTTGTTTAACTTTTATCAATTACCAAATTAAAAAGAATGTCACATAATTCTACTCCATTTAAACCTAAAAACTTAGAAGAGTTTATTGCAAAGTCCAATAGATGCCTCGTTAAGTTAGGGGAGCAAATGATGAATAAATGTAAACGAAATCTTGGTCAAACAAATAAGTTGGCAGTTAGTATTGGTGGTGTCAAACGAACATTAGAAGTTTCTGAAGCTCGTTATGGCAGAATCATTCAAAAATGGCAGAAAGCTTTTACACCAAGAGCTTCTATGGAGATAAAGCCTCAATGTATAGATATTTGCAAAATCAAGATAGATGTTTTGCTATGTCCGAGTGAATATGACCAACATCACTATTTAGGTTTGATGCAAGAAGCTGGTAGTAATCCTTATGCATATGGTTTTCATCAGTATTTGATAGATAATTTGCTCTACCAAATTCAGGAAGATAAACAGTATGTTTCCGATATATTTTCAGTAACACCGACATCACTTATGCCGAATAAACCAGGATCAGCTTGGTTGAGTGGAGATGGATTGTTTAGCAACATCTGGAAATTGTATCAAAAAGGAGATATTACACCAATTCCAACAGGAAAAATCACAAAAGAAAATATATGTGCTCAGGTAGACTTGATGGTGAAGAATGTACACCGTTGTTTGAAAGGAAAACCTGCTCGTTTATATCTTAGTTGTGAGAACTACATTAAGTATTGTGAAGCAAAATTTGAAAAGTATTATCAATCTGACAATGTATATGTAGACTTATTGTCTATGAATGGGCGACGAACTCCTAATTCTAATTTACGTCCATTTATGATTCCACATAGCAATGTGATGATGTGTCCATTAGAATCAATTGATTATGAGTATCCAAATGATGCGATGATTTTAATTGGAGAAGGTAATTTAGTCAATGTCTATGATGAAATGTCAGATGATACTACGCTGTATTTTGAAAAAGACAAACGAAGCATTTGCATATTTGGAGATATGAAAAGAGGGCAGGGCTTTATCTGTCCCGATGAACGTTTCATACTGACAAATGATCAAGTACCTAATCCTTATCTTATTCCACTTCCTGAAGAAGAGTTAGAATATGAGATTACCCGTCCTGATAATCCTTTTACCATTGCTGTCAATGAACAATTAGGAGCTGCGGCCTAAAATCTTTTTTAGGAGCGAACTGTCAGGAGCTTCGTCGTGGCGTATGGTCCCGCTATCCGCTATTATGGTGGATACATTCCCACCATACCGCTGCTATCGGGGCTATTTTAAACGGATTTAACCAAATTTTGTAACAGAAAACTATAAGAATGGCTGATAAATCAACGGAAGTACCTACAAAAGAAAAGACAATTGATTCTGTATGTCAAGAGGTGAACGAATTGAAAGAACAAATCCAAACATGGGAAAAAGTATTTGAAGAATTTCCAGACACAGAAAAATTACAAACAGAAATCAACCAGTTGAAAGCTGACTCTAAAACACAAGACAAGGCTTTGAACAAAGCTCTGGAAAAAATAAAGACTTTAGAGAAAGAGGTGAAGCGACACGAAAAAGTATTGAACAAACAATCGCCAGATACCTCTACTCCTAAAGTCAAAAAAACGCCTTTAAAACTTCCTACAGAAACGGAGTTTACAGCAAACTATAAAGAAAATGGAGAAACAAAAGAAGGTAAGTTCACCTTAATTGCTGTTCATCCATTTTTGAATCCATTAGACTTTAGATCAAAAGTCCATCCAGCCGAAGCGATGGAAGATCCTAAAGTTTTACAGGCTTTAGTAGATGCTGGACGGAGCATTGTTAAACTTGTAGATAATTAGTGACTGAAAATATTTTGTCGTGTATAGGAATCTATGTTGTCTATTTTCCAACATAACAAAATTGAAATCAATGCAGCATATAGCTATAGAGCGCAAGAATTTCATGGTGGGATTCCTCATGATGATGCTTGTTCTCTTCACACAAATACAAGCAGCAGCCAACAAAACCATTATCCTTTTTGCCTGTAAATGTGATGAGAAAAAGGAGCAAGACCTTGATGGTTGTGCGGACTTTAAGCCAGGTTTAAAATGTGATATTTATTATGCCTATGAATGTAATGTCGCAAGCATCCGAGAACCTTTTGAGCAAGACAATGCTTCAGGAATTGAATGTGGCATAATTAAGCCTAAAGATGCTATAGAAATGGTGGGTACACATACCTTCGCAAAAATTTCTTCAACAGCAAAGGTGGTTGCTTATAATTCTAGTACTGAAGGTGAAGGGAAAAATAAAATACAAGTTAGAAAATTGACAGTTGAAGTCTGTGGAATTTCACCTGGTAAAAATTGTACGCTCAAAGATTTATTAGATAATGATTTAATTCTCATACCTGAAGACAGTAATGGTTATGTATGGTTATTTGGTGAAAAGGATAATGGAGCGGATATGACATTAGATGAAACTATCAATGCTACAGAAAATAAGTATGTATTAACCTTTACTTATCGTAGCAAATGCATGTATGCATTATTAACTCCAATCCCTTAATAGGAATATTGAATCAAAAAATATTTTTAACTAAAATCAGAATCAAAATCAATACCAATTATGGCTGATGATAAAAAAAAGATAGAGGAATTGCAAAAGGAGACTAAGACCTTACAAAAGTCTGTCAATGATGGAGCGACCACTAATAAAAAGTTAGAAGCAGAGAATGTCAATTTGAAATCTTTACTGAAAGAAAAACAAGAGGAACTCAAAATGACAGGATTGGAACAAATAGAACTCAAAGAAAAGTCTAAAAACTATACTAAAGAACTTTGTCCTAATCTAAAGAAATGGTGTATTAAAGATGATTTTAGACCATCAGTTACACTGAAAGTTCCGTATGATACTGATCTTAAAACAGAGGAAGATTTCTGGACGATTCCTGGAACAAAAGAAGGAAAACTCTCTAATCAACAATTTCGTCGAGTTCCTCTTGAAAATTTGACAGATGAGGATTTAGAACTTTTGAATCGAATTGGTTTTATCCAACATTATTTTGAACAAAAATAAAGCAACAACGTAGATTCCTTATTTTAAATGCCTCTCCTTGTGAGGGGCATTTTTATAGATTATGGATTTAATTTTAGAAATAGAACGAGCAAGTAAACCAGGAGAATGGAAAAAACAAAGAATTCCTTTTCCTGAAGAATGGAGCGATATTAAAGAATCCTGTTTTCACAAGATTAGTAGAAATCTATTTTTAGCCTTACAAGGGAATAAGGAAGCCCAAAAAAAAATCATCTATGCTGTTGCTGAAAATGGAATTCGCAAAATTGAATTTAAAGAAGCTACTTTTGAATTAGATGAATATCTATTAGAATACATTGCTCCTTCATTGGATTGGATGTTTGAAACACATAATGTTGTACAGCCTTTTTATTCGTTTAAGCATAATGGTATCATCTATCATATATCATCCGATAAATTAGGCAATATTACAATGGCAGAATTTGACTATTTACATTATGCCTACAAAAAATATGTTGATACTCAAAATAAAGATTATGCTCTAATGATTACTGCTATTTTATGTCGAGAAGAAAGAAAAGCAAACACACAAAAAGAAGAAATTCAAAAACAGATTGATCCAAGAATTGAATTTTACACAGAATTAGTACACGAAAACACTCAAAAATTCAAGGATTTAGATTTATCTATTTTGTATTCTATTATGCACTATTTTATTGGAAGTTTGGATCATATAAACCGACGATATAAAATTTTTGAAACGAAACAAGGAGAAGACTCAAATGAAATGAGTGGACTACCTGCCCCAAAATTTATTGAAGAGGAAGAAGAAGACTGGAACGACTTAATGCTGAAAATGAGTGATGGTGATTTGAAAAAATATTATGCCTATAAAAACTGTTCAGTGTATACTTTCTTTGGAATGATAGATGTATTGAATAAAAAATACATGGCTCAAAGACATAGTGTACAATGAATAATATAGCCGATTTAGAAGGTTTTATGGCAAATCTAGCCAAACAGCATGTTTGTATTCAAGACTTTGTTTATGGCACAAAAACCGAGATATTAGACGGTGTACGAGCCAAGAATGAATACATTATGTTAGGTATGGAAATTCCATACATTACCAAGCTCACAGAAAAAGCCCGACAGTATAATTTTCGATTTTGTTTGTTAGCGAATGCAGGAAGAGATTGCCCCGAATTGGGCAAGGATTTTTTGGTGGAGACAGAGCGTATTTTATATGAAATAATTAACAAACTTTCAAAGGGTGATTTTGAAGATGAAGATTGTGCTTTTATTGAAACATCTACTGCGGAGCCTGTATGTAATAGTTATGGCGATGGACTTTGGGGATGGGTTGTACCTACAAAAATTCACTTAGGAAAAAAATGGTGTGTCAATAGAAATTGTTGGACTACTCTTTGTCCAGAAATGAAACCACAATTTGAGTTCAAAACAGAAGAGGAAGAGGAATGTATCATATTAAAAAATACTTCCTTTGGATATGAATCATTTGAATGGTTCATTTTACAAGAAGATTCAAAATATCAAACATTAAAAGAAAAAACCATTAAACTCAAAGAGTCAGACTTTTTGGGTTCAAATCGTTGTAGAACTTCATTAGAGGTAATTCTGAAATTAAAGAAAAAAGACTGTTGTAAATTCGCTCGTTATCGCCTTTGGTGGTGTGACTATACAAAAGGTGTTTCTTCTGAATTTTGCCCAAAAAAGAGTATTAAGAAGTATGAAAAATTAATAGACTTATGATTACTATTGATACACCTAATGATTTATATGTTTTTTCTAAATCAAAAGAAGGAAGAACCATAAAGGTGCGTACAACAGAAACAGCTTTAGATTTGATGTTTTGTGCTGAGATTTTTGTACAAGATGGGGCTTTTATTCCAAATCAAACTTCAACACTTTTAGACACAACACTAGAACTTAAAGCAGACCAAAATGGCTGTGCTATATTTGATCCTTTTTATATTTTAGATAGCTGCCTAAAATTTGATTGTCCTGAGTTTGGGAGCAATATCCCAATGATTCATGAAAATGCTGTTCGTGGCTATTCCATTCGGGTATCACAAAAATATATAGATGCTACAGGAGTAGAACAACACAATGGATTTACCTCTATTTCTGGAATTATTGTCAAAGGTGGAATAGAGGAGAAGTTAGGCATGACCGCCCAACAATATTTGGAGAGCCGTCATGAAATATGGACAAGCCAACCCAATCCTGAAAAACTCTTTTTGAATCATGCGCCTGAACCCACTAAAATAACTTGCATTCAGCCAATATGGTTAACAGCACTAATAAGAAATGACGTTGTTGGCTTAATATTGATAGGTGAAGTTACTATTACCAAAAAGGATGGCACTACTATAACCCATCAAAAAAATTTTCCTGTTCTTGATAATGTGTATGGTTATGTTTCCTTTCCGTCGGGATATTGCCAATTAGATATAGATTGTCCAACAGAAGAAATTGCTGAATACTCTTTTCAATTAGTAGATTCTGATGGAAATATTTATGTTCAAAAGAAGAAATTTTGTTTTGTACAACACACAAGTTGTACTAAGTATTATAAGTTTCATAATTCTGAAGGAGGGATTGAAAATATTTTAACACAAGGTCATAGAACATATCAATTTATAACATCAGGAGAAACAGGAACAAATGAAAAAGGAGATACATTACAATTTAAGAAGAAAAAGAGAAAACAATACATTCAACAGACTGGGTATATATATTCAAAATGCGAAATAGAATACATACAACACTTATTAATGGCAAATTCTGTTATTGAAATTGTTTTTTGTGAAAAGAAAGCAAAGTGTCCAGATCCGAAAAATGGACAATATTGTAAAATGGAAATTCCTTATGGTGCAACAACAATCAAAACAGATAATCAAAAATTGATTAATTTAAATTTTAACCTTATTGAGTCAAGTCAAGAGGTTGTTTGTTCCCCTTCAATATGTCCTTGCTTAGATGAAGCAAGAATAAAAATCAACAAAATTGAGGATTTCGAGGAAGGTTGGACTGTTACAACTACAGCAGATGATTACATAAGTCCTAATTCTGCCATTGTTTCGGAAATAAATGAAATATCTTTTGATGGTGGAGTCACTTGGCAAACTATTACTTTACCTCATATTTGGACAGGTGGTAGTTTGCCTGAAAATGGTATTTTATTTCGTCGATTCATCAAAACATTAGCATGTGATTTTTCATTGACAACAACAGATTCTTGTTTTCCTTGCGATTTACCTTGTGATGGAAATTTTAAGGAGTGTGCTTATCCAACAACAGATACTTTGTTCTCTGCTTCTTTTGCAAATGGAGGTACATATGAATGGATTATCACAAAGTTTGAAATAGATGAACAAAATCTTTTATCATCTCCTATTACCTTGCAAGCTAATTCAACCAATACGAATAATGTCTTCATTGGTACATTTAATTATGATACGGTCTTTGTTGACCTTTTGAACACACTTGGTATTGGTTACATAACTTTTCATTATCCATTAGAAACAGATGGAAGAATCTTAAAATCATTTAGAATCAAATTTCCTGCTTGTCAGACTTTCTCATTATGTATCGAAAGACCAGATGGTGTAGTTTATGAATATACTAATGACAATATATTTGTAGATTATAATGGGACAATATTTGATTGGAACAATGATGGGCTATGGGCAGATAATTATTTAGCAGCAAGAAACTGTATAGAGACAAATGAATGTTAAGGAGAAAAATAGAATCGCTTATCGAGAAAGGCAATTGAATCGAAATGAAGGTTACACAAAATCAATTATAAACGATTTTGATCTACAGATGTATGCGTTGTTTTTTTCGACATTAAAACAAGTAACTCCGCCAGAGTCTTTGGAAAACATTTCTTCTTTTGGACAAAATAAGATGGCTTTGGTTTTACATTTTTTTAAAAATAAAAATGTTGAAATTTATGTAGCAGGAAGTTATGCAACAGGAAGAGCTGTTGATGAAAATTCTCCTAAATGGATGCAAATTATTAAGCAGAAAAATGATGGTCGATTATCAGATTTAGATGTCATTGTTATAGGATATAAAGGAACATATCCAAATATTGATGGTGTTGATTTTTTACAAACTGTTTTTCTAAAAATTCATAGAAATATACGAGTAAAATGAAACCTTTTGAAATTCACATAGAATGTCCAAGTGGTGAGATAGAGGAGCTTGTTTTGTCTGAAGATTATACAAATAATTTTAGACAAGATTCTCCTGTATTCAATCAAGAGGCTGTGCCTGGAGTCTTTACCTTGCCTGTCAATTGTCCAACAGAAGGTAATCAAAAAAAAATGGGCTTTCCTGAGCGATTAGATGTTGCGTTGAAACCAACTTACATTAATACACAAATTTATATAGAAGGCATACCAAATTACTGTGGGCGTTTAAAGGTGAAAAAGTCAAATTTTACACAATACCAAAAACAGTTTTTTGATAATAAAGGGGAATTCACCCTTTCATATGCCAATCAGGATATTAGTAATTGTATGGATGTCGAATTTGATACAGGATGTCAAGATTTCAAAAATTGCCGAATCTTTGAATTTGATTCAAATATTCTTGATGTTGGAAGTATAAGTGCTACTATTAATGGAATCTCTACAAATTCTTATACCTGGGGAGGTGTTGGAGGAACTGGAGGAGCTGTTTTATTTAACGATGCTTTGTTTGCATTTATGAATGCAATTAATAATAATCCTATTTATGAAGTAACAGTTACAAGATCTGGAAATACACTTATTTTTTGTTCTAATAATGAAAATGATATTCCTTCTGTGGGTTTTAATACACAGCAAAACACGCTTACTTTTACGGAAATATCAGATGATTCAATTGAAACAAATAATCAATGTATGATTGATTATTTAAACAACTACATGACAAATCCACACCCAAGTCATGTTTTTGCACCTTATTATAATCCAGGAGCTTATGACGACAAAAATCCAGAGTGGTCTGGATTTGTAAATCCTTATTCACAAGGTACATATTTAGGGAATGTGAACCAGAACGGAGAGCGAGCGCAATATTCCTGGTCGCCTCAAATATCGTGGAAATATATTTTAAATCAAATCTCACTAAAAACAGGTTATAAAATCAAAGGAGAATTATTAAATGACCCTTGTTTTATCAAAGCATATTTTTTCTCAAATTGCATGTTGGATAGAACTGTTACGGCTTTCAATGGAGACATTGCATTGATTCCCGTAGGGACATATAATATTAAGGATTGTTTGCCAGAGATGTCAATTGGTGAATTTCTTAACGAGACTGCAAAAAGTTTTTGTGCTTACATTTGTTTTGATTCAATTTCAAAATGCATTGAATTTAAGTTTCATAAAGACCTCTATAATCAAAATCCAAAACCATACCAGAATATTATATGCGGACAAGGAGATGTTTGTTATGAGATAAATGAAGGATATAACCTTACTTACAAAAAACCTAAAAAGGATAAAAAATGGCAAGAGGGAGATGGTATATTGGATAACCTAACATTTGGCCAAGGAGAAAACACAATTGATCCTGTTATTGCTCCTATGTATGCTTCAAATTTTTCTTACCCTAATTTAATTTCTTATAGGATTCCTTGTATTAATACTGTTGGTTCTACAAACAGCTTTGAAGTTGGGCAAAATGATCTTGATCCAAGAGTAGTACTATATCATGGCTTCCAATCAAATTCATCAGGCGATTTATATCCCTTTGCTTCCTACGATGACATTTTACATAATGGAATGGTTGTTGATCTTCAAAACCGTTGTTCGCTTGCGTGGGAGGGGACATATGGAATGTATGAACAGTATTTTAAGCAATGGCTCACCACATTACAGGATGGCGCAAGCATACAAGTCAACATATTGCCAGATGCAAAATTTGTCGCACAACATAAATGTGATAATGTGTATTGGTTAGAAGTCTCTGGTATAACAGGATGCTTTATTTTCAAAGAGTATAATCTAACTGTGAAAAAATGTGGAATTGTTAAATCTCAAGCAACCTTGTTTTATTTAGACGCACAGAGAGTTATTGATGATACTTGTTTGCTAAAACCCGTTCTATTAGAACTAACTCAGGAGAACGATACTGTTACTTTAACTGTAATAAATGACAATCAATATCAACAAATAGAGTGGTTTGATGATGTGGGGGCAATCACGACAATTGGAAGTTCAAAAACAGCTCCTATTGGCTCTGTGGCAAATATACAAGAATGTGTTTTTCGAGTAGTTGTGTGTGGAGAATATTACTACTTTAAGGTAACATTCATTAATGAGAATTTTTGGTTTATTGAGCAAACAGAAGCTCCATAATGGCAATATTTGAAGAAATAAATAAAATCTTAACGAAAGTATTAGATGAATATGGAGAGTTCGTATTAGAGGAACTTCGCACCAATTCACAAAACTTTGGTTTAGAAGATAAGAACGTAAATGCTTCTGGGGATTTAGTGGATTCTTTGAACAAAGAAATTGTATTAGAATCTTCAACAGGTTTAGCACAACTAATACTTGGTTTTGAACCATACGGACGCTTCTCCGATATGTCAGCTCAACAAATAAATCATTCACAATTACCTCCTGTCTCTGAACTAGCAAAATGGATTAGAGATAGAGGTTTAGAAAAATTTAAAATATCTAAAGAATTAAGAACAATCAGAGAGCTAAGGGGAGAAGATGAAATGATTAGGGATTTAGCTTGGCGAATGTCCTGGACTATCTATAATAAAGAGACTAATCGAAAAAAAAGAAGAAAATGGCGATTTAACAAAATTCTATATGGAACAATTGATAGGGTAATCAAAGATATTGCATTTAGTTTCACTACAAACGAACTGAATTTTTTAAACAAAATAGCTTCTAAGCAGATAGAGATTAAGTTATGAATATTACAGAAGAACATATCAATGTAAAGATTTCTGTTGATACTCAGGAAGCTATCAAGAATACGGAGAAATGGCGAGGAGCTATGAACAAAGCTGAAGGCGATTTGGATAATTTAATTCCAGATAGTGATGAGTTTAGGAAAGGTATAAAAAAACTTACGGAAGCAACAAATGAATTTGCTAAAAATGCCAGCAAATCCGATATAAAAAAAGAATTTAATCTTGCTAAAAAGGCAAGAGATCGGTTCAATGAAAATACCCCAGATTATCAAAAACATCAAGCAAAGGTCGAAGCTCTAGGTAAAGCCCTATCAGACTTAGAAAAAAGACAAAAAGGGGTAAATACTTCAGTAGATAAAGGGTCAGGTTTTTGGTCAAAATTTGGGATACAAGGAAAGCTATCCTTAGACTCGATCAAGACAGCTTTACTTGGAACAGGACTTGGGGCTTTCATTATTGCATTAGGGGCATTGGTGGCAAAAGGAGCAGAGTTGGTCTCCATACAAAGAGAGTTTGAAAAAATTCGGGCGGAGGTTAAACAATTACTAGATATTGATGGCAATGAACTTGATGTTGTAACCGCAAAAATCAAAAGTGTTGCCACAACATTCGATAAAGATTATAAGGATGTTTTAGAATCAACAAATGCAATAACCAAGCAATTAGGGGGGACCGCAGAGCAAAATTTAGGTCTTATTGAGAAAGCACTTTTAGCAGGGGGAGACGCTTCAGGTGAACTCATTGAAAATATCAAAGAATATTCTTCACAGGCGAAAGCTGCTGGACTGACAACAGACGAATTTCTCTCTATTATTACTAGCTCAACACAACAAGGAGTTTTCTCTGACAAGGGAATAGACACTGTAAAAGAATTTGGTCTGAGAATTAGACAACAGACCAAACCAACAAAAGAAGCTTTAGAAGCTGCATTTGGAAGAGAGTTTACTACAAAATTATTCAACAATCTTAACAGTGGTGCAATCACTACAGTTGACGCATTAGAGTCTGTCGCTAGCCAATTAGATAAAACTCAAATTCCTGCCAATAAATTACAAACAGTAATAGCCGATGTTTTCGGTGGTCCTGGAGAGGATGCAGGAATTGAATATATAAGATCGCTCAAAAACGTAAACACAAATATTGAGGACTTAATTGACAAGAATGATGAATATGTAATAGCGACTCAAAAACAACTTGAGGCAGAAACAAAATTAGCAGAATCACAACAAGAGCTTTCAAATCTTTTTTCAGGTACATCCGCTACTGTCGATTTATTTTCCACTAATATAAAAACCAAAGGGATAGAGGTACTTATTGAATTAGTGGAAACCTTACAACCTGTAGGAAGTTGGTTGGCTCGGTTATTTGATTATTTGCTCAACGGTGCAGATGCTTCCAAAGAATTTGGTTTGGGTATCAAAGCAATGGGAGTCTTAATCAATGCTACTTTATTGCCGATACAATTCATGTGGAATCTGCTTAAAGGCGGTATTGATATTATCGGGAATTTAAGCTTAGGTTTTGAAGAATTGAAAAAAACAGCGTTCTCCTCAATCAATGGTGTAATTGAATCAGTGAACGCAATTGCGCCTTCATTTGCTCAAATACCAAAAATCAAAGTGCCTATAGAAGACCCCACCGAAAGAATAAAAGCCATTACAAACGAGACAGAACAGTTGATGCAAAAAGCTAGAGATGCAGCTAATGCAAAGACAAAAAAAGATGCTGTAAAAACGGCCCAATTGCAGAGAGAAATCAATAAGGAAAATGGACGAAAAGCTTTAGAGGGCTTTGCTCAAGGTATTAGAGAACAACAACCCAAAGCACTCAAGGCAGTAGAAGAATCAGTGGCCGATCTGCGTCAAAAAATAAATGATAAAAAACAGCAAATTGATAAAATACTAGATGTAAATATCAAAGCTCAGTTTATCGCTGACATTAAAGCAATTGAGGATAAAATAAAAATAGAGGAAGACAAATTAAAAGCCATTGTTAGACCACCTATTGAGATAGAACAGCTCGTTACGATCACACCAAGAACGATTGAGGGCGGTTCTACAGAAATAGATACGCCAACGATAGCCACACCAGAAGATCAAGCGGCTTCTTTCACTCAAACATTGAGTTCCTTATCACAACTCAATGAGGCCGATAAGGAAACCCAACTGTTAACGCAAAAACTCGAAATATACCAACAGGAGAAATTGGCTGCTGAAGAAAAGATTCAAAGAATCAATCAATTAGAAGAAGAATTTATTCAAGCTAAACTATTGAGGCAACAACAAATTATTGATTTTCAAATAGAGGTCAATGAATCGTCAGGTATTAGAGATGAAAGTCTGTATGAAAAAAAGAATCAACTATTAGAACAACAAACTGAAAAATATGTAGAGGAAACAGAAAAGCAAATTGAACAAGCAGAAAAATTAAAAGAGATTGAAGAACAATTTGCAGAACAAAGGAAAGATGTTATGGTATCTTTCATTACGGATATTGGTAGTGAATTTGGAGAATTTTTAACAGACCAAGAGCAAAGTTCAAAGGATTTTGGTAAAAAAATAGTTATATCAGCATTAGATACACTCCAGAAAATAATCAATATTTCAATCGCTGAAGCTACGGCAAAATCACTAGCACAAGCAGATTCCGTAACAACATTTGGCGTATCAGGGGTTATTCGAGCAGGAATATTAACAGCACTAATTAACGGAGCATTTCAAGTCGTTAAAAATCAAATATCTAATAATTTTGAGAAAGGAGGATATTTTCGCAATGGACAAAGGGTAAAAGAAACTGATGTATTGCAAAGAGGTTCTAAGCATGCACAAGGAGGTATTGAAATGATTGATGGTGCAACAGGCATAAAAGTAGGAGAATTAGAAGAAGGAGAATTCTATATGGCAGCATCCTCTAAAGCTTATAAAAATAATAAAAGTATAGTAGATGAGCTTATTTTCAATTCACAGTATAGAGATGGAGAAAAAGTTGATTTGAATAAATTTATCGAAAAAGAAGATAAAAGTACTTCAATCAATCAGCATCAAAAATCAGTTAATCTGTTTAATTCACTTTTTGGAGAAGTTACCAGAGAATTCGATTACAGTAACATGTTTAATGAAACTAGATTAGAAAAAACATATACAATAGGAGAATTATTATCTCAAAGAAATGTCGAAGAAGTATCTGAAGAAATCAGAGATAATTGGAATAGATTATCTATTAATAAGAGAACTAAATTATCTTTTAAACCCGATATTGATAATATTGAGTTTTTCAAGCCAGCACAATCTATTTTTCAATCCATTAGATTAAAAGAAGAAATTGAGCGAAACAAAAATAGATTAAATACCAATGTGGTTGATTTGAAAGAAATAAATGAAAAGATACATAAACTTGAAGATATTATGTTGAAATATCCAACATTCATTCAAGCCTATGTATTATTTTCAGATGCCGAGGCTAAGAGAAAAACATATAGAGAAACTATAGAAGAGGCAGGGGGAACTTATCGCTAATTGGTTTGTTTTATGAAGTTTTCTGCTTCTTCTTTTCGACGTTTTACGAGTCCTGGTAATCGTTTCCCATCACCATAGACATATTTTCCAAACCAATAGAGTATTTCTTCATCAGAATAGTATAATACTTTGCGAGCATTGAACCGTTTACGCCATTTCTTCAAGATAGAATATTTTCTAGTTTTGGGCTTGCCTAAATTAAAAACAAAAGAAACCATACTATCAAATTCCTGTTGCAAGACAAAAGGCATAAGACTTTTGCCAATTAAAGAGATAACAGCTTCTTCTGCTTCAGTGACATCTTCTTCTAAGAAATCATCCGCTTCAGATTGGGTTATGCTCATGCCTTCATTTACATCTTTAGTATGTCCATATCCAATTGTCCAAACATTAGCAGGACATCTATAAGCTTTTAGCTTTATTCCTTCATGTTTTTTGATTGATTCTTTTATAATGTCTGATGCTTTCATTCTAAAGGTAATTTTGTTTTTAAGCGCAAGAAAGAAAAGACAACACCCAAACCTGTTGTAATTCCTCCAGCAATTTCAAGGGCATGTTCTTCAGGAATAATTATCCCTAATTTTGCACTGACAATCATTACACCGCCCGCAATTACAGTTGTTGCTGCTGCCCATAAGGTTCTTGATTTATTTTTGGGTTTGGTTTTTAATGGAGTAGGTTTCATTGTTTTTTCTTTTTGTAATTTTTAAATAAATAAATTCGATAAGTAGCTTTCCAATCATACCCATAACTCCACCGACAAATCCTACAAGTCCTGTATTGATAATAGAAGCCCAATCTATTAAGTTAATATAATCATGATACATTCCTAAGCTAATAGATGTTCCAGGACAAAAACCCAAAATCCAATTGTCCATTTTAGAAAAAAGAGACTTTAAAGCTTTTAAAGGATAGATGATAATTTTCATAAAAAGACTGAATTTCCAGATGATTTAATAATTTTATTTTTAATTTCATTCTCGTTACAGCACTCTCCACAGGGACAACATTCATCGTGATCTTCCTCTTTTTCTTCTTGTTGCTCACAGCACTCTTTAAAAAGCTCGAATCCTGGTTTATCCTTGTTTAGCTCTAAGCAAGATTTGATTTTTTCTAAAAAAATACTTGTATTATTGGATAGTGCAGCACATTGCTTTCTTTGTTGTTCCAAAGAACCTTTACTATATGTTTTTGAACTTGTTTGCTGTGTTGTAAAAGCCCATCCATTTGGACCATATCGCAATACTCCCTCTGTAGCAGCCAATAAAAGAGTCTGGTTGACAATATATCTTTGAATACTTTCTAACAATTCTTTATGGCATTCTTTGACTGTTCCATTACAAACATCTTCTTTTATTTGACAATAAAAATCATTGCAAAGACAGTTAATAATATCACACTCTTCAACTCGTTTTAAATAAGGGATTAAAGCAAGGTAAGATTTGTACTCACCTGGCGTTTCTAACTGCCCAAATTTTAAAAAGTTTTCGGGTGAATAGACCAAAGAAACACAAGCCTTTTTGCAGGCTGGAGAATTATTAATGATAGTATCAGGAAACTTTTTTTTATTGGGTAGTATGCATTTATAAATCAAGCGTTCTAATGAATCATAAGCACACCGACAAGCATCCCATTTAAATTCATTATACATGAAGCGACTTGCAGGTTGTGTTTTTCCATCATTAGAATTTTCTTGAATACCTTTGTTATTAATTAAAACAGCTAAATTTTTAGCCAATTTAAACTCTGCAAATTTTACCATGAAATACTGTAATTCCTCCAGCGTTTTATTTTCCAAAGAATTCCGATTTTTCTTTTTGGTTAATTTACAAATGTATTCATATAGTTCTTCACCTAAGCATTTACAGACAATGCTTTTTTCAATATCCTTTAATGCAACAGCTATAATATCCCAATCTAAATTTTTTGAGACTACAGAACATTCTTTAAAAAGTGAGCTACAATCAGCGTAGCCATCTCTATCAAATAAAATATTATAACTCATGCCGCTAAACCATTTTTATTAACATCTGTTGTTACAGGCTGTGGATGATCTTCTATCTTGAAAAATATATTTTTATCCCAATTGTTGATTTTCTTGATTACTTCTAAATCTTTCAGTAAAAGCAATCTATTTTGATATGCCTTGTAAGTAACATGAAAGTTTATATGATTTCTTAATTCAGAAGCATTTCCTAATTTTCCTTGTGTCTCTATGCCTGCAATGGCATTAGCTACAGAAAAAGACGGTGCATTGTTTTGTTGTGCGAATTTTGCTAGTTCTAAGTATTGATTACCATCTATTTCTTGTTTTAGGGGAGTAATCTTTACTCCTTGCCAATGTCCTTGATCGTCTATAACATATTTTGTAAAAACATTCGATTGATTGTTTTCTACGCCTTCTAACTCTTCTTTTAATCCATCAATCATAATTTGTTCAACATCTTCAATACCTACTGTATCATCTCCTTTTTTTCCTGCATTTATTTTTTGCGTAAGGTCTGTAAGAACTTTCATACTTATCTCAATATGATTTTTAATAGACCAGCCTCGTTCAAATCCTGCAATATGATACTTGTTGAACAAGCGACGAATTTTTAACGAGTCTAAAGCTCCTATATAATCAGGTCTTGAATAATAAGTATGGCCTACAATATAGGCTTTAGTATGAACTATGAATTTTCTATGACGAGTTGGATTGCGAGGATCAAAAGCAGGAACTTTGATTCCTTCAGGATGACTATTGGAATAGACCCGATAGTGTTCAATACGATTAGAATTTTTAGGGATTCCGCAAGCTCTTATATTTGTTGAATCAATATTTCTAATTGAAGCAACTTTTCCATATGATCTAGGGTATTGTGAGCCTTTTGATAGAATATATTCAGAAAAAGCATTACTAATATGAATTAGATTTTTAGCCCTTCCTTCAAAATATTCTTCCCAAACAAAGCAGCCTAATGAATCTTTGAATTCATCAAAAGGTTCATATTCTATAATCTGTTCTTTCTTCTTTTCATCTTCAAAAACTTTTTTAAATGCACAAACACCCTTGCCAACAAGAAAATTATAGTTTGTTGTCTGTAAATGTGGAGCATCTTTATCAGCATCTATAATAGATCTTAGTCTTTCAGGAAGGTCATTCTGCTCTCCCCATCTTTGTACATCTGTATGTACATTCCAATTAGAATAACTGTTAGGAATTTCTTTGCATCCTTTTTGGCGACAAGGTTTGTTGCTTTCTGGTTTCCCTTTCTCACCATAGTTTACAGTTATAATATGCCCTGTTTGTGGTATTACCCACTCACTGAAAAACTTAGAATCTCTTGTTTTAATAGCACTACTCATATACTAGGTTGCCTTGTTTGTCATAATGAGGATATACCAATTTTCCTTGTTTGATAATGGGTCTTACACATCGTTTTTGATTGAATGCCATTATTGAGAAAATTTTCAATTTGAAAGGTGTCCCACGGTCATACAATGGTATGGTCTGATCCCGTTTGTGATGTCCTTTGTATTTAGAAGGTTGTTTTTCTTGAAGCTCTCCAGACCTTTTAGGTAATTTAAGCTTTTTAGACACCTCCTTTTTATTTCTTTTATCTCCTACACATCCTTTTTTTGTTGAAAAATAAGTCAATTCAAATACTTTGAGGTTTCCCTCCGCATCTTCCAATAAATCTATTTCAGCCAATACTTCATAAATACTGATAAGAGGTTTAACTGTATTTTTTAACATACTCCAAAACTAAAGCGAGTAATTTAAAACCTAAAGTGGATGGTTTGAAAGGAAACCCTCCACTTTAGGTTATTATGAAACCACTATAGTTTTGAATGGTGAATGAGGAAATTATAAACTATCTAAAATCAAGTAACGGAGGCTGGGAGGAAGGAATACAACTAATAAAAGATTGTAAAAGCATTCCTTATGCTAAAAGGTTATTTTGGAATAAGCTGGAACATAGTGATAACAACCTTGCCAAGCTAAAAGATGAGCTAAAAAAAGTGGTAGGTTATAAGGAATATAAGAAATTTGATTGGGGAGAACTAACAAAAAAAAGCGCATCGAAGAAGGTAAAAGTGAAGTTGCCTTTTCAATTAAGAATAGATGTTAAAAGTAGTAAGATTGATCCAATTGTTATCAGCCTAAAAACCAAACAACAAGAATCTTTCAACAAAGCTTCTAAAGCCTACAATAATTCAACTAATCAGAATATATCTAAGTTCAAAAGAGGTAAGTATTGGTTTAAATTTGTCAAGTATGAATTGGAATGCTTAAAGTATAAACAAAAACTTGAATATTACTTAGCACATAACGAGCTTCCTGTTGAAGAAACTAAAAGCGAAAAAAGTATAGAAGAATATACACTAGCTGAAGTCAAGAAATTACTTCTCAATAAAATTCGACCAGATATTCAATATGCAAAGAAAATGGTCGATAAGTGGCAAGGAAAAGATGAATTAAAGTGCAAAGAATGGACTAAGAAATTAAAGGAAAGACAGGCAATAAAAGCAATAGCGTTGGCACATAGAGACAACTTAAAAATGAAAGGCAATGACTAAAAGCTTACTGAAATCTCCTGCGGAGAATGTAGTAGCTCTTTTAACTAAGGACAAACGAATGTCTCGCTTGGAAAGAATAGAAGCGTTTTACCTTGATGAAGGAGAGCTGAGTGATCAAGATGAAAAATTCAGAATCATTTATGCACAAATATTTGAATGGCTTGTAAAATACTGTGGTATTAGAAAAGATGTAATTCCAATGATAAAAAATCATTTTGGGTTTACAGAAAGATATGCTTGGTCTTTGCTCAGGGATACAACAACTTTACATGGTGATGTAGAAAAAAACAATACTGATTTAACCAGAGCTATATATGAAAGAAAGTACCTTGAGCTATTTGAAGAAGCAATGAATTCTCACAGACAGAAAGCCAACCCTAAATATATTCAAGTAGCGAAACAATGTCTAAATGATGCAGAACGAATGGCAGGTTCTATTGAAGAGAACGATCAAGAAGTGCCTGAATTACCAGATTTCTATTTAACCTTTGATGAGCGTGTATTAGAAGAAGACACAGAAGAAATAGAACATGAAGTTGTAGATGAAGAATGAAAATAATTTAAAATATTTTAATAAAAAGCAATTAAGATTTGCTTTAGCCAAGCAGAAAATGAAGGTGTGGGTTGGTGGACGTGGAAGTGGAAAATCTTCAATTATTGCTTTGATATTCTATTTTTTAGCCAAGCAACTGCCAAGAGGAAAAACTGCATTTGTTTGTAAAGACTTGCGCCAAGCAAAAACGAAATCCCTCGCAGCAATAACAGACATATTGGAAAATGTTCTGGGGTTAAAAGAAGATCTTCCCAATCGACCAGGACACTACAGAAAGTTTAAAAAACCTCCAGCACATTGGCTAAGAAAAAACAAGCCGTTCCAAATGCCTGAGATGTGGGATAACTGCATTACCTTTTCAACAGGACACATTATTGAGTTTGTATCTATGTATCAAAAGCTTTCATCTAATGGGGGGAGTTATGACGCTATGATTGCAGATGAAGCAACCCACCTTGATGAACAGCGATTTTGGTCCGAGTTCTTTATCATGAATCGTGCGCCATCCTACAAACATAAAAATCCCAAAACAAAGAAAGTACCTCACATACATCAATCAATTTACTTATTGGGGTCTATGCCGTGGCATGCTGATGGAATGTGGGTTCCAGACTTAGAAGAAGCAGCAAAATTAGAACCTGCTAAGATATTTTATATTGAATCAACAGGATGGGACAACATTCATATTTTAGGTAAGGAGTATTTGATGAACTTAAAGAAGACCTTACCGTCACTAGTATATGATGTTGAGGTAATGAATAAGCGATGTTCTAAGATTGCCAATTGCTTTTATACACACTTTGGTATACATAATAAGTATAGAAATAATAAATATGGTATTGATGAATATTATGACCAACACGATGAGATTGATCTTTCATGGGATTTTCAATCAGGATTTGAATGCTGTGTCGTGATGCAGGAAAAAAATCATGGATTGTATTTCTTAAATGAATTTTTTGGGAATGAAAATGTGGCGCATACCGTCGAAGATGTATGTGTAATGTTTGACCAAATTTATAAAGGACATAAGAAGAAAAGGATTAATCTATGGGGTGATGGCAATGGCTTGAAATCAAAACATAGTAAGAAAAGTTACTATGCAAGAGTCACTTCTAAGTTAGAAGAATTAGACTGGGTGGTTACGAACCACATAACAATCAACAAGAATCCATATCATGCGGATAAATTTCTATTGGCTCAAAAATTAATGAATCCAGAAACTAAAGGATGTCCTAAATTAATGTTTAATCAAGATAGGTGTCCTTATACAATAATTAGTATGGAACTAGCTCCTGTTATCAATGATAATGAAAAGGATAAGACTAGTGAAAAGAAAATGACTAATAGGAAATATAGCACCCACCTTTCAGATGCTAGTGATTATGGATGGTATTGGAGATATAAACACTTACTTAATTCTAATGATGGTTTGTTCGGATTTAATCCAATACCCAAATCTGCATAAAATTTTCCCATAAAAATAAGCTATTACAGATGACATGAAATTTAATTTTATGGGAATATGGGAAATACCGATGGGGCGCGCATAAACTAGTTTTTTGTTCAGTAAACTTTGGACATTTTCAGCATCAAAATGAAGCTATACAATGATTTCATGACTTTTTAAAGGCTTTTTTAGTTCAGTGGGTGTTTATCCCAAAAACAGAAAAAATAATTAATAATCATAAATTTTTTTTAATGAAAACACCAATTTCATACTATGGAGGGAAACAACGAATGGCAACTAAAATCATAAAGTTGATTCCCAAACATCAAACGTATATTGAACCGTTCTTTGGCGGTGGAGCTGTCTTTTGGCAAAAAGAACCGTCAAAAGGAGAAGTAATTAATGATAAAAACAGCAATGTTATTAACTTCTATGTACAGTTAAAGAATAATTACAGAAAGCTCAAAAAACTAATTGATGCTACATTGTTCGCCAGAGCAACAGTCAAAAAGGCCAACAATCTTCTCTTTAACAATGTATCTGCAACAGAAGTTGAACGTGCCTGGGCCTTTTGGATAATGTGTAACTCCACTTTTGGGCGTAACCCTAAAAAAAATAATGGTCCCGCTATCGACAATAATGGATGCAGTGCAAGGTCTTTTTGGAACAAAAAAACGAATTTTACAAAAGATTTAGAGGAAAGGCTATATAGTGTTTTTATAGAATGCGATGATGCAGTAAAAGTGATTAAGAAGAAAGATCGACCTGATGCATTCTTTTATAGATCCGCCTTATGTCTCATCAGTACAAGGGTCATATGCAGGTTATACTCATGGAGATTTTGTTGAATTACTAGATACTTTAAAAAATATCAAAGGTAAATTTTTACTTTCGTCTTATCCTGAATCTGTTTTGTTAGAATATCGAGAGAAATATAACTGGTTTGTAAATGATGAACAAATGATGGTGACAGTTAATAACAAGAGTTCAAGGAAAAAGAAAAAAATAGAATGCTTAACAGCGAACTATCCTTTAGGAGATTGAACTATTTTTAAAAAAGCCTTTTGTTCTTCAGTGTTCATATTGTCGTAATCATCCACTAATTGTTTTATTTTTTTCCTTTGGACCAGTTTTCTTTCTGTTGAAATTGGTGGATAATTTATCCGAATAGCAGCATCGGGTGCTTGTGTTTTCGCTATTTGAACATAATACTTTAAAAGTGTTCGTTCTTTAATACCTGCTTGACGAGCGGTTGCTTCTATACTAACACCTGCTTTAATGTATTCAATTATTCCCGTGTGTTTGAAGTGATACATGTGTAAACGAGAAGGTAAATCTAATTCTTCTCTTATACCTTTAAATATGGTGGAAACTTTTCCGCTTTTACAAAATTTCTTACACCCTGGTTGAGGTGTTTCTCCCTTGCCAAATACATAAAATGATTTTGGATATTTATCTAATTCCATTCGATTTAAAATGAGCATTACTGCTGGAGTAATTATTGGCAGCTTTGATTTTTTTGTTTTGACTTTATCTTTATAAAAAGAAATAACACCTTCTTTTAGATTAATGTCTCTTATTTGCATTGAAATCAATTCATCAGGACGTGCTAACAGATGATATATACATATAATAAAGTAATATAGGGTTTCATAATTTTCTTGAGTATGTTTAAAAATTAAGTTTCGATCCTCCTCATTAATAAAACGAAATTCCCTATCCTCATTCTTAATATCATTTACTTCAGTAAATGGATTATTATCTGTGTAGTCATTATCAACCAAATACTTAAAAGTTGTGTGAATTGTCGTTAAGTATTTTTTTCTTGTATTATTTGTATTTTTCTCTAGTATTATATAATTCTTATACTTAATTGCAAGATTTCTTGAAAACTCTAATGCTGTAATATTCTTTTTACATTTTGTTTTCATCCAACTTTTAAAGTTAGCAATATGGGTTTTATATTCACTAATTGAATTCTCTCTTAATAGACAACACCATATAGGAAATATTTGGTCTATTGCCTTTGTTAATGGAATGTTTCTCTTATTTGAATCTATTTTAAGTAGTGGATGTGTGCCTGTATTTAGAAGGTATGTAATTCTTTGTATTAGTCTTTTGGCTTCAACTTCTTTTTGTTGGGTCGTAAGATTAGACTTAATCCATTCCTGGTGTCTTTTATTTTTTAATGTAGTTGGGTTCTTTACATAGAAATATACGCTCCAACGTTTAGCTTTATTCTTAGGGATACTTAATTTGGG